AACGCTACTGGAGCGATCAATAACGGTGACAAAGTACAGATCGATACAATTTGGTATCAGTTTACGACTGGCTCTGTCGATACTGGGACGCCTGCAGGCACGTCGGCCAACCCGTGGCTGGTAGCTAAAGGGTTGACGACCGTCGTATCTTTGACTAATCTGTATAACGCTATTAATAACTCTGGTGTTATCGGTACGGATTACTCCACAGCGCTACAACAGCATCCGACCTGTACAGCTTACGCCTCCGATACGACTGACCTCTTCGTTCAGTTCAATGACTTCGGAACGTCTGGAAACGGTATCGTCACTACTGAGACGGGGGCTAACCTCTCTTGGTTGAATGGTGGTACACTGACAGGGGGTGGCACGGAAGAACTCCGACAAGTCCAGGTTCCTGATGACAACGGTTGTATTTCTGTGACGTTCATTAATGGCTTTATCATTGTCGTGCCTAAGCAGAACTCCGGCATTAAAGGCCGATTTTATTGGATTAGGCCAGGCAGTAACGTCATTGATCCTTTGGACTTCGCTACAGCTGAACGCTCTCCGGATGGTATCACACAGGCATTGACCTTCGGTGATATGTTCTGGCTGATGGGGCAGGTAACGACTGAGCCGTGGATTACGACTGGCGATGCAACCTTCCCTATGCAGCGCTATCAGGGTATTCTCTATGAACGTGGTTGCTGGCCAGATACTGCCGTACAGGTCAAGGACAAGCTAATCCTCGTAGATGAGGATGGCGCAGTCTGGTCAATCAAAGGCGGCCAAGACCGCATCTCAAATCCCGCCATTGAGGAGAGGATCCGATTGGCCTTGCAGCGACAGCAGTTCGCTCTCTTCGTCTAAGGAGCTTTTAATGGCGATTGAATGGATGGACGACTTTACGTCGTATGGCACGTCTGCCCCTGATCTTGGTCCGTCCGGCGCAGGTAAGACTCGTTCGACTCAAGGCACTCCCTACACTAACCAGAACTCGTATATCGCAGCTGACCCTGTTACAGTCGGTGGCTTCTGCTTGGAAGTAGGCGGGACGAATGTCAACAGCAATACCGCTGATAACAACTACGCTATCCCTAACCCGGCAACGGCTATTGGTGTCGCCTTTAGGTATTATGTTTCAGCTCTGCCTTCATCGAGCGGGTCTAGGGCTGATATCATGCAGTGGCGAGACTTCTCAAATAACCGCTTGTACGTCCTCCGCACGGAGACTAACGGCGCTCTGACGGTCTATGATAGCACGGGCACTCTCGTCCTATCTACACTTGTCCCAGTGATTACTGCCGCTGCTTGGTGGCACATCGAGGCAATGCTCGACTACGCTACTGGCAAGATCAATGTATACGTCGAAGGCACTCAGGTGCTGAACATTTCAATTACCATCGCTTCGACGATTATCTATAACCTTGGCTGGTCTTCTCGTCAGGATCTAAATGCACCCTTCGCCGGGTCGTTCATGAAGGACTTCATCCAGTACGATAAGTCAGGCTCGCATAATAACGCCGCCGGCTCTATCGCCCCGGTGTCTGTGTTCCGCCTGACCCTGAACTCTGATGTCAGCAATGGCTGGACGATTACCGGCGGGACGACTGTCTCGAACACCATCGAAGGTGAGCCGCCTGACGACGCCGGTCACTACATCTCTGCAGGACAGGGACCATTCCCTGCTGCTGCGGTCACTACGATCACGCATCTTCCTGCCTCAGTCGTGGGTGTTCGTGCTATCCAGAACCTTCAGCGTATCAAGAAGTCTGATGGCGGCGACGCCTCTTACCAGATTGATATCGTCTCTGGTTCTTCTACTCACACTGGTACGACCCACAATCCGACTACGTCCTATGCCTACGCATGGGATGTCGTAGAACTTGATCCAGCGACTGGCGATCTTTGGAGTCCTATCGCGGTTAATAACCTAGAGGTCAAGATCGACCGTACTGTCTAAGGATAAAATATGGTAGCTGCAACGAGTATCACAGACTCGCAAACTCAAGTCCTTGCTGCTGTGCGTCTCGCTGCGGCTGCCGTGGTAGATTCCCAGACTCAGATTTTAGCAGCTTCGGCTTACCCTTCGGATAAAGTTTCGACGAGCCAAGTCCAAGTCCTTGCAGCTATTGATGACGATCAGTTCGTCCAGACCAGTCAAGTGCAGATCCTAGTTGCAGCGGCTGGCTCGATTACCGATCCTGCTGTCCGTGCTTGGACGTTTACTCTTGACAATCATAACTTCTATGTGCTCCGCCTCGGCAACCTAGAGACGCTCGTCTATGACGAACATACTCAGCAGTGGTACACCTGGGGCACTGGCACCTCGGATGTCTGGAAAGCTTATAACGGCACGAACTGGTATGGCGGAGATCAGTGGGGGCTTCTCTATGGTAGCAATGTCATAGCCGGTGATGACGGCAATGGCTCGCTTTATTTCCTCTCACCGTTCCAAGACACGGACGACAGCCCTATCTACGGACAGGCATTGCCCGGCCCCTTCAAGCGAGAGGTCTACGGCCAGCTTCCTTTCCGTGGCTACAAGAAGATGCCGTGCTATAACATTCAGGTCCAAGCCAGCATCGGTGCTCAGGCGGATGTTACGATTAATACTGTCGATCTGACCTACTCTGATGACCGTGGTCAAACCTATCAGGATGCCGGGTCTATTACGATCCCGCCGGGGGAGATTGATACTCGTCTATCGTGGAGATCCCTCGGTGCAATGAAGGCTCCGGGCCGGCTCTTCAGACTGGTAGACTACGGCGCTCTGAAGCGTATTGATAGTATGGAGATGCCGGATGGCAACAAGTAGTTCCACTACGAACGGTGCTACGCCTGTCACCCCCATTCAGGCGCTAAACCAGAAGTTCGCGATTGTAGATCCGGGAACTGGGCAGCCGTCTGATTACTTCATGCGGTACATCGCCAATCACGGCGGACAGATCTCCACTAACACTTCTGATGTCACCGCTCTACAGAATGCTGAGATTGTCGGAACTGCTGGGGATATCACAGTCAGCCCCTCTCCGGGCAAACTCTCTCAGGCCCCGCTGACCCTTGATCTAGCGAATACTGCCGTGACTCCCGGTGCGTATGTCAACGCTTCGATTACGGTAGACGCAAAGGGTAGAATTACAGCGGCGAGTAATGGGACAACTGGCACTGTCACCTCGGTTGGTCTCTCGATGCCGAGTACGTTTACGGTTACTGGCAGCCCTATTACCTCGTCGGGCACGCTCACTGTCACCTATAACTCGCAGTCGGGCAACCTATTCCTGGCCTCGCCTAATGGATCGTCGGGTGTTCCTACCTTCCGAGCTATAGTAGCGGCCGACGTTCCTACTCTAAACCAGAATACTACTGGCTCTGCGGGATCTGTCGGGCACTCATTGTCAACTGGAACGGGGCTGTCTGGTTCGAGCTTCAATGGATCCGCAGCGGTTACTTGGAACCTTGCCAATACTGCTGTGACTGCGGGTTCGTATACCAATACGAATCTAACCGTAGACGCCCAAGGGCGGATCACAGCAGCGAGTAATGGAACTAGTGGTGGCGGAGGTGGAGGTGTCTACACATTCAACGGTGACGGTGTTTCGACTGCCGCGAATACTGCTCCTGCCCTAGTCCAGAAAACACCCGGTATACGGAATTCAGGGACTCTTATTTTCCCTACGACTCCGACATCCGGCAATAGCCTTATCGTCTTTTACATTGGTAGTAATGGCAGTGGAGGGCCTTCGACGCCCTCAGGATTTACTTTGGTCGGCAGCGGCTCTAATTCGACACAGCAGGTCAATGCTTACTCTAAGGTTTCTGCTGGCACAGAGATTAATATCTCTGTCTCGAACGGAGACAACGGGCAGTGGATCGCTTATGAGCTGACTCCCACGACTTCGATTACGTTTAGTTCGTCGGGAACAGTAGCGAATCCTTACGCGATTACGGCTTCTGCTACTTCGCTGCTTATCTTCGGTATTGAAAACGATACTGGCTCTGGCTTCTCGATTAATAGTGGCACTGGCTATGTAGTGGATTTTACAGCCTCTGGCTCCGGAAACCACTACGGCGGCTTCGGCCATGTGAATGCAACTTCTGGCACAGTCAATGTCAGCTGGACCTCTTCCGGAACACCTCAGATCGTAGGTCTGATTACCGCGACTGGGTCTGGCAGCGGGACATTGGTAACTATTCCAGGCGTTGATTTCTCTGGCAG